GATAAATTGTCGGGTGATATAATGCCAGATATAATCGATGCAAACAATCACGCTCCCGATGCAGTTAGATACGCAATCGCGCCTTTAATTAAAGCACAGGCATCAGGTAAAATGGTGATTAGAATATGAGTAATTCAGTTGCAAATCGTTCTCCAGAAATAGAAACAATGCTGCAAATGTCAGCGCCTTGTCGAGATCTTATGAAAGGTGGTCGGCATATGCGTGAACAAGGTGAGGCTTACCTACCTAAATTTCCACAGGAAACAGAAGAAGATTACGAGGCAAGATTAGCCTCAACATGGCTCTTTGATGGAGTAGGCAAAACAATCGATGATCTATCAGGCAAGGTATTCGAAACGCCTGTCACACTTGCAGAAACTAATACCGATCTCGATATATGGGCTTTTAACGTAGATTTGCAGGGTCGAGACATTGCACAGTTTTCAAGAGATGTATTTGATGAGGCGCAAGCGTCAGGCATTTCTTTTATTATGGTGGACTCTCCTGCAAGAGGTGAATTGACGAGAGCGCAAGCTCAAGCAGGGAACTTCAGGCCGTATTTTGTAAGTTTATCGCTTAATGATGTGCTTGGTTACAAAACGGATGTAATCGATAACGTGCCGACTTTAACGCAGATCCGCATTATGGAAACAGTTTACGAGGATACAGATGACGAGTTTGAACCTAAACAGATAGAGCAAATTCGAGTCTGTACGCTTCCAATCGAAGAGGGTCGAGTCGTTGGCGCTGTAAATCTGCGTTTATTTAGGCAGAACTCAGATAATCAATGGAGTTTATATGACGAATACGAAACAGGTATGCCAAGAATATATGTTGCAGCTTGTGATTTAGGTCGAGATGGATACATGAAAGCGAAGCCTCCTCACGCTCGATTAGCAGAGATAAATCTTGCACATTGGCGATCACAATCAGATCAAGCCAACATTATGCACCATGCTAGAGCGCCCATGAAGTTCTTTCATGGTTACAGCAAGGAAGATTTAGAAGAGTTTACCGAAGGAGCGGGATACGCTTTTTATTCATCTAACGAGAACGCCAAGATCGGGGTTGTTGAGCATAGCGGAGCCGCTATTGATGCAGGACGCACAGAACTCAAGGATATGGAGTTTCAGATGCAAGCAATGGGTTTGCAGCTAATCGTATCAAGAACAGGAGCATCAACAGCAACTGGTGACATGATTGATGAGGCAAAAATAAACAGTAGATTAGGAATGTGGGCTGATAATCTAAAGGATACCTTAGAACTTGCTTTTACTTGGATGGCTGAAATGGCTGACATAAACGCAGAAAAGATAGATATAATAATAAACAAAGACTTTGCTGCAAACGCATTATCTCACTTGGAAATGGACGCTTTAAACAAGATGTATCTAACAGAGGTTATTTCCAAGCAGACATACATCAACGAAGCGAAGCGCAGAAACATATTATCAGAGGAAGTAACCTTTGACGATGAGCAAGACTTTATGATGCAAGAGCCTATGGATGAACCTGATAATGTAGAAACGCAAGATGGCGATAACCGATGATATTCTTGACGATACTTTACGTCATGCCCATTACTTAGAAAGATACAAATCAGGCGTAGTTAATAAAATTGTCGGTTTGCTCAACAATGGCAACGATAAATATTACGCTCAAATCTATCGATCTAAACTAGAAAACCTCAATCGCAGAGATGTGGATAAGTTACTTGTCAGGCTTAAGAAGTCTATCAAAGCAGGATATGAGCCAGTTATTGAGTTGCTAGATGGCGAGATCAGGGATTTAGGTCAGGCCGAGAGCATATGGCAAAAGAAGATTATCGATGGATTAGTACCGATTGAATTAGATTGGGAAGCACCAAGCGAAGAACAGATCTATGCTTCAGTAAACTCTAGGCCATTCGAAGGGCTTTTATTAAAGGATTGGTATAAAGGTTTAGAAGATGGAGCGTTTAGACGTATCAAGCAAAACATCATGCAAGGATATGTCGAAGGGCAAACGACAGATCAAATAGTCAGAAACATAAGAGAAGTATCAGAAGGTCGGACTCGAAGGGCGGCAGAAACGGCTGTTAGAACGGCTTTAGCTCATACATCGAACATTGCTCGAAACGAAAGCTATCGCAGAAATAGGCGTGTAATTAAAGCTATTGAGTGGGTCGCAACCCTAGACAACAGAACAACAGCTATATGTCGAGCAAGAGATGGAAAGACGTACCCATTTAACAAAGGGCCTAGACCGCCTGCTCATGCAGGGTGCAGATCGACAACTATTCCAGTGCTTAAATCACTTAGGCAATTAGGAATAAAGGCTGATGAAGTGCCAGTTAAATCAACTAGGGCATCGATGAATGGTCAGGTATCGAATGAACTTAATTATGATAAATGGCTTCGAAAGCAACCGAAAGAGTTTCAAGATGATGTTTTAGGTGTACAAAAGGCTCGATTATTCCGTAAAGGTCTAACGATGGAGCGATTTGTCGATAAGGAAGGCCGAGAGTTTACGCTCAAAGAGCTTGAGAAACGTGAAGCAGAGATATGGGGCAAAGTATACGGCACACAAAAAGATCCTAAAGCTCAACCGAAACCATCTCCACAACCAAAAGCAAGAAGAAAACGCAAACAGGTATTCGATGAATCGATAATACCAAGACCGAAGAATTTGCCGCAAGCCAAACAAATGATATTAGATTTTGTTGCCTTCGATCAGGGTGTTCAAAATGGTTCCAGTCCTGATGGCCTCCACGATGTTGCTTTAGCGTCAAAAGAGGTGATTGATAGATTTAATCTTCCTAAAATGAGATACTTGGGTAGTTGGCGAAATGCGCCAGTAAGATATAGGGAAAGACGAATATCGTCAGCAGCGTTTTCAATGGAGAACGATCACTTTCTTATAAAAAATAAGTCAACAGATCGTGAAAGAATACAAACTTTATATCTATCTGATCCTAGAGATTTCAACAGAAAGAGAAATTTGGAGAGGCCATATAAAGAAGAATATCAAAGGGCAGTAGATAATCAAAGCGTTCTATTAAGAGATGTTGTTGGTAAGGTTAGGGTTAACCCTTCTGACGAAGTGCAAAAAAGGATGAATAAACGCAAAATTGTTGAATGGTCGCCAGTTAAATCCGTTAAGGATCTAGCTTATCATGAAAACGGACATCGCTTTCATTCGTTTCACTTGCAACGATTAGATGATATTTTATCAAAGGAAAATGTTGTTAAAGATGGATGGTCTTTTCTTGTAAGTAAATATGGACAAACAAATCATCGTGAATACATAGCAGAGACTTTTACTATTTATATGCAAGGCGATGAAGATGAATTTTATCGTATTCACCCGAAAATATTAGAATTTTACAAACAACAGGATCAATTTGATGGCTGAAGAATTAACAAACTTAGACAAAGCATTTGAATTATTGGGTACAGTGCCACTGCCTGATGATGCGGAAGATCAACTGGAAAACCTAGTTGATACCGCAAACAATGACGAAAAGCCCCTCATCGAGACTTTAGCAGAGGCTTTATTTAGTCAACGCGAAATAGATGGCACAGCGTAAAGGAAACCATATTATGTCAGAAGAAGCACAAGCAGTAGAAGAAACACAAGTCGAAACGGAAACTGTAGACAATCGAGATGAGTTAATAGCTGATCTTAACAAGCAGCTTAAAGAAACTAACCAAAAGCTAGTCGATTCAAACGAGGAGGCTATGCGTAGACGCAAAACAAACGAGCGTCTAAAGTCAGAGTTAGAAGCATTGCAAAAGAAACCAGTTGAACAGGCCGACAACAGTAATGAAGAAATAATCGCACAGATTAAAAATCAGTACGAGGAGAAGCTCAAAGCAGAGCAATCTATCCGACAGGATCTTGTAAAAAGAAATGCGATGAATGAATTAAAATCAGAGTTAGCATCACAAAACATTATATCAAACGGATTAGAACCCTTATCGCTTTTGGCAAAAGAAAGAATTGGGTTTGACGAGAATGGAAATATTCGTATAATGTCGACAGATAAGTCTAAACCCCTTGCAGGATCGGGTGGCGATGGTTACGCAACTATTGCGGATCTAGCCAAAGAACTTGCAGCGTCAGAAACAGGTCAGCTTTTTGTAAAAGATGGTGGTGTTTCAGGAGGCGGTAAACCTCCAGCGAGTTCAGGCGGCAAGTCTGGCGTTAAATCGGTGACGCGCTCACAATTCAATTCAATGGGTCAAAGAGAACGCTCACTATTCTTCAAAGATGGCGGCAAGGTCGTTAATGGCTAACCGTTAAACAGAAAGGAAAATGTTATGGCTAATACCCTAACAGATCTGGCGGCTGACATTTATAGAGCTGCTGACATTGTAGGCCGAGAACTAACAGGCTTTATTCCTGCTTCAACAGTGAACGCAGGATCAGAAGAAGCTGCTGTCGGGCAGAACGTGCGATCATTCGCTACTCCTGCTGCTTCAGCGGTAACAATCGCACCAAGTATGACTATTCCAGAGGGAACAGATCAAACACTAACTAACAAAACGCTGACAATATCTAATCAGCGTGGTGTTCAGATCCCATACACTGGTGAAGATGTACGCTTCTTAGATGGTGGCGCAGGATACGAAACAGTTTATGGCGCTCAAATTCAACAAGCGATGCGGACACTTGTGAACGAAATGGAAGCTGATCTGGCTGAAGAAGCATATAAAAACGCTTCTCGCGCAGTTGGTACAGCAGGAACAACTCCATTCGGTTCGAACTTCAACACAGTTGCAGAAGCTCGTCAAATCTTGGCTGATAACGGAATGCCAACAAATGACGGTCTAATCAGCTTGGTTGTAAACACAAGTGCAGGAGTTAACCTTCGCAATTTAGCAACACTTACTCAAGTAAACACAGCAGGAAGTGATGATCCTCTTCGCAGAGGTGAGCTACTTAACTTGCAAGGTGTTTCACTGAAAGAAAGTAGCCAAGTACAGAGCCACACAAAAGGCACAGGTACATCTTACCTTGTCAACAAC